TTACACAGAGTCTGTTTACTGCTTTGACATGAAGATCAATCTTCAAGATGGTTCTTCCCGTGTAACCACTTGGGACTCTATTACTCCGACTGCTTTAACTTCTTTAAGAGATGGTTCTGTCTACATCGGTAAGAATGGTTACATAGGTCAGTACACGGGCTATAACGACCATACAAGCACATATCGGATGTTGTACTACACAAACCATGCAGACCTTGGAAACGTCAACCAGACATCTATTTTGAAGAAAATTTCTGTTGTGGTCATTGGTGGTACGAATCAGAATGTTTTCTTTAAGTGGGGCTTTGACTTTAAGACTAACTACTTGAGTGCTACTGCGCCTATTCCCGCACAGGGTGTTGCTCAGTATGGCATTGCTCAGTACAACATTGATGAGTATTCAGAAGGTGTTGCATTGAATACATTGAAGGTATCTGCCAGTGGTACTGGTAAGGTCGTTCAAACTGGTTATGAATGTGATATTAACGGGATTCAACTGTCTATACAAAAGATTGAAATCCAAGCTAAAAATGGGAAACTATCATGAGTAATTACACCAAAAGCACGAATTTCGCAAGTAAAGACAACCTGTCTTCTGGCAATCCATTAAAGATTGTCAAGGGTACTGAGATTGATACTGAGTTTAACAATATCTCAACTGCTATTGCTACAAAAATAGATAGCGATGCAGAACTTGCTGTTTGGGCAACTAAAACTGCCCCTAGCGGTGATACTGTTGGCACGACAGACACACAGACTCTGACAAACAAAACCATTGCTTATGGAAGCAATACATTGACAGATGTTGTTGGTGTAAGTGCTACTCAGACCCTGACTGCCAAGACTTTAACCACACCAGTTTTGACAAACCCAACAGTGACTAACTATGTTGAGAGTGTGGTTGCAATTGGTACTGTGACAAGTTCGCATACATTAGTTTTGACAAGTGGCACTGTTCAAACGGCAACATTAACTGCTTCTACTGCTTGCACCTTCACGATGCCTACTGCTACTGCGGGTAAGTCGTTTATTTTGTTGTTAAAGCAAGCGGCATCTACTGGTAATGGTACTGCTACTTTTACTGGTGTGAAGTTTAATGTTGCGGGGACGCCAACTGTAACTGCTACTGCTGGCAAGATGGACATCTTTACGTTTGTTGCTGATGGCACAAATTGGTATGGCAATGCTTCACAAGGATACACACCATAATGTTTGCCGCAATCAATACATTTTTGGCTGGCGACTCTAGTCCTATTGGACAGCAGGCATACACAACGGCTGGCACTTACTCGTGGACTGCTCCCGCTGGAGTAACTAGAGTTTCTGTCGTGTGTGTTGGTGGCGGTGGAGGAGGTGCTTATAACGCAGCCAACTATATTGGTGGCGGTGGTGGTGCTTTAGCTTACGCAAATAACATCATAGTAGTGCCTGGAACTTCTTACACAGTTGTTGTTGGTGCGGGTGGTGCTTATAGCACTGGCGGTACAGCTACAAATGGTGGATATAGTGCTTTTTCCGAAAGTCCTTCGCCAGTAACTGCTGGTGGAGGAATTAGTGGTTACACAGCCGATGGAGGTGCTGGTGGCTCTGTTATTGCTGGAACTGGTGGTTCTGGAGGTTCAGGAGGTTCAGGAAATAGGTCTACTACTAATGACATTCAGTATGCTGGAGGTGGTGGCGGTGCTGGTGGATATGCTGGCGCAGGAGGTAATGGTGTAACTGGTGGTGGCACTGATGGTAATAACGCAGCTTCAAATTCAGGTGGCGGTGGCGGTGGCGGTAATAACTATTCATCAGGTGGCGACCAAGGCGGTCAAGGCGGTGGTGGTGTAGGAATTTTGGGATTAGGTACTAGCGGTCTTGGAGGGCCTGCCAGACGAGGAGAACCAGGATCAGGCGGACAAGGAAATGGTTTTGTAAGTAGCGGTGGTGAATATGGTGGCGGTGGAGGTGGAGGCGATGGAAACAACAATGTTTATGGCACTGGTGCTGGCGCTGGTGGCGCAGTAAGAATTATTTGGGGACTAGGCAGAGCCTTTCCCTCAACAAGAACAGGTGATCTGTAAGGAAAAATCATGGCGACTAAACAACAAATTATTGACTACTTAACAGCCAATCCTAACCTTAGTGATGCTCAATTAGTAGCATACATGGCACAAAACCAGATTAGTCCTGCTCAACTAGCAGAGGCTTCTGGTGCGCCTGTTGGACAGATTTCTGCACAGATTGGGGCAACTATCCCTCCTAATCAAGCAGTTCTTCTTGGCGACACTTGGATTCAGCCTCAATATCAAACTTATGGCGTTGGAGAAAGTGAAGTCATTGGGCCACTAGAAAATGTACAAGTGTACAAAACCACTGGTGGCAAAAATGATCAAGTTGCTATTGGCACAGATGTACAAAACTTTTCACCTTCAGGTGAGTATCTAAACACATTTAAGACTCAAAAAACAGAAAGTGGTTTTGGTGAGTTCTTGGCAGGCGCTGGATTGCTTTTTGGTTTGCCAGGTTTATTAAATGCTGGAGGTGGAGTTGCTGGTGCGGCTGGTACAGCAGGAATGTCTGCGGCTGAATTGGCTTCTTATGACATGGCTCTTGGTGGTTTAGGGGGTACAGCAGGTGGAGCTTCGTTAGTTGGCGGTGCAACTATTCCGACCATAAGTAGCCTAACTGGTGGTAGCGGTCTTTTAACAGGTCAAGCGGCTGGTATTACTGCTGAATCTGTTGCTAAAAAGTTAGCCGATGATGCAATTGCTCAGGGATTGTTGACGAATACAGGCAATACTGCTCTTAATACTCTTGGTACTAAAACTGCGGCTGAATTAGCGGCAGAGAAACTAGCAACAGATACCGCAGCTAAAACTGCTATTACAGCGGGTACAAAAACAGCGGCTGAGATAGCGGCAGAAGAGTTGGCCAAGAAAACTGCCACAAGCGTTCTCGTTAATGAAGTAACTAAAGCAATTAACCCTAATACTGTTTCTGGTTTATTACAAACAGGCGGTAGCTTATTGCAAAGCAAAGAATCTAAAGCGGCTGCTGAACAAGCGGCTAGGGATATTACGACGGCTACTCAAGCAGGTGTAGCAGGTTCTCAGTTCAGACCTGTTGGCATGACCACTCGTTTTGGAACATCACAGTACAAATACGATCCTGTTACTGGTCAGATGATTTCTGCGGGTTATCAGTTAACTCCAGAAGCCAAAGCACAGCAAGACCGCTTTGCAAAAATGGCTAACTATAGCCTTACGCAAGCAGAGAACGCTCAGAGTCAATTTAACCCACTTCAAGCGGGTGCGGCTAACTTGTTTACCTTGGGTAACAAGTACATTGAAAAGACTCCTGAATCTGTTGCTCAGACATACATTGACCAACAAATGGCTCTATTAAAGCCATCTCGTGAAGTAGAGTTGGCAAACCTTCAGAATCGTCTACAACAGCAAGGTCGTTTAGGTCTGTCTGTTGCTCAAGGTGGTTCTATGGGTGCTACTACTCCTGAACTACAAGCCTTGTATAACGCTAGAGCGCAACAAGAAGCAGTCTTAGCGGCTAATGCTCAACAAGCTGGTCAACAGAGTGTCTTGTTTGGTGCGGGTCTGTTAGGTCAAGGCTCTCAAGCATTGGGTCAATACTATGGTGGTCAGGTAGCGGCTTATCAGCCTTATCAAGCCGCTATGGGTCAAGTACAGAACCTTGAATCTCTTGGACAGCAACCACTTCAGATGGGTGCAACCTTGGGTCAACAATCTGCTACAGCGGGTGCTAATGCGGGCAGATTAGGTCTTGCAGGTGCTCAGATAGCGGGTGGATTTAATACTAGCGCAAATGCCACATTCAATCCTTATGCGGGATTGTTAACTGCGGCAGGTAGTCCTAGTTCAATGTTTGGTCAATCTATTGCAAAATATCTATCTGGTGGATCAGTAACACCATTTGATGCTTTAAGTTCTACCAAGTATGGAGATGGACTTGCTGGTTACGAAAAGATGATTCAAGACATTTACGGCACATAAGGAGAAATCATGGCAGACGTTTTAAGTTTATTCGGTTTGACTCCTGAAGGTTTAGACCAACAGCGTTACCAACAAGACCTCAAGCGAGGTTATGAGTTGGCACAACTAGACCCTGGTGCTGCGGCTCGTGCAACACTTCAATCTGGTGTTGGTCAACTAGGTCGTGGTATTGCAGGGATGATGGGCATAGAAGACCCACAGATGAAGCTCATTAGCGCTCGTCAACAGATCATTGGTCAACTAGATCAAACAGACCCTGCTTCTTTGTTAAAAGGCGCTCAGATGTTGACTCAGATGGGCGATCAACAAGGTGCATTTGCATTGGCAGACTATGCCCGTAAAGCACAAGTTCAGATTGCTGAAAGACAACAGCGTTTGGCGATGGGTCAAGCATCTTTAATGGCGGCAAGTCGTGAGAGAGTCCAAGCCGATCCTGAGAAGGTTCGATTGGCTAGAGCAGTAGCTGCCACAAAAGGTGAAGAAGGCTCTCCAGAGTACGTTACTGCTTATAACGAGTCTTTGGAAAAACAAATGACTCCTGCTGATAAACCAGAAGCCAAACCAAATATTCAGAAACTTCAAGAATATGCGGCAACTTTGCCACCTGGCTCTCCTTTATTGGCACAAGTACAAGCGGCTATCAAAGCTGAAAGCGAAGGACGAGGAACAAAACTTGAAGTTAATGTGCCAGCAGCCCAACAAGCAAAAGCAATATCAAAAAACAAAACCGATCTTGCTGCTCAAGTAGAAACTGATGCGTATGGTGCT